CTACATCAGCGATGGCACAACTGGTGGCTCTGGTGGCACAGGGATGACAAGTGCATGGGTGGAGGTTTAATGACGATTGCAACGATTGGTAGTACGGTCGCTTGTGGGGGTTCAGTGATCACAGGAGTCTACACTGTTCTTGCCTCCGGTAAGCCGGTTGCAACAGTTGGTTCTTTTGTGACAGCATGCCCAGACAAATCACCAACCGACATTATTACTGGCAACCCCACGGTTCTTGTGGCTGGAAAACCTTGTGCAAAAATAGGTAGCCTTAACTCGTTTGGATCTCCTGTCGTGACTGGAAACTATACGGTGGTCGTACCATGAGTGCGTATCAAAACATTAACTTAACTTTACCTAGCATCAACCAAGAGTTTGTTGACCTCTCTGGTTGTAATGTTATTGATTTGCTTCCACTTGATGATAAGCAAAAAGAACTAATCAACCAAGCGATCAGTGGTGAACTTTTTTTCAATCCTGTTCAGGCAGCGATGACCAAAGCCTTCAACACTGTCGGTGGTTTTGTTAATGAAGTTGAAGAGGCTGTCGTAGGTTTTTTACCCGATCAGATTCAGCGAATGGTTGATGGTGCTGGCAATCTTTTAAATCTACCGGGGGGACCGATTACCATCATCGACCCGTTTACTGGACTAGAGCGAGCCGAAAACATTGCGGAGTTTATTACTCGAAAGTCAAATGAAGTCACTGGTTCAGTGTTACTATTACAACAACAAACAGAGATCTTGTCTGGTGTTTCTTTGATCGATAAAGATACTCGACAGGCACAAGGTGGAAGTGGGTTTGATTACAACACCGATGGCGGCATTGACGAGTTCCCCGGACTGGTGGGAATTACAAACCTTGCACAAGGGTTTAATCAAACTGTAAACTCTCTTGATCCAGACAACCTTCAAGATAGGTTTTCAGGATTTTTTGATTCTGTCACAGGTCAGGGCAGTGAGTTGATGGAAGCATTCAATTCAGCGGCAGAGGGAGATATTGGTGCTGCACTTGCCTTGTT